TACTCACCAGACATAGAGATCCCACTAACACTCCAGCAACCCCAAGCGCTGCGCCTTTCAGGCGCTTGGTGAGCCTCTTGGAAGGCTCTTGCCTAGAGTGTAGCGCCTCTGTCAAGCATGTGGATAACTTGGGCGTGTCGTAAGCGTTAAGTGAAGGAATGTACATTAGTTATCCACAGGTGTGTATAAGTTATTTATCTGTGGAGTAGAAGCCAGATCCCTTAAACGAGATCCCGAATGAGCTGTATATCTTGCGCATAGGTTCATGGCAGAACCCACATTCGACATCGTGTGGTTCATTTATCTTTAACTCCTTCTCATAGCGAAGGTTGGCTTCGCATAGATCGTTAGTACATTCAAACTCGTAAATAGGCATTAGGACTCGACCCCATGAACTGACTCCAGGTGAGCCAACATCATCCGGCTAACTTCCTTTTGACCCAAGAAGCCGTATGCCGCCAACAGCGAATAGCCACAGAAGCAAGTGTGTGCAGCCTTTGGCAATATGTTTCGTTCATCTCCTGCTTGTGGCATTTACTGATCCTCTCTACAGAACTTGCATCGTTCACCTAGCGCATATACGCCACAGTCTAAGCATCGAGTTATATCTGACTCTTTGATTTTATCTACTCGATCTTTATAACCAGCATCAAGGAGAAGCTGCACCAGATCGCCTAAGCGAAGCATCGCCACATATTCTGACGGTGTTTCCCCCATCCCGTTGAGTCTAAAAGTGGCAAACCCCAATAAGCCACTCTCGGAAGTACGACTCTCGATCTGGCGCAGCGTTCCTTTTATGTCGAGACCTGTTCTGGCTTTCACCTCGCAGTCGAACGGAACATTGAGAATGTCACGCCCATTGCCTCGACCTACTGTGGCTCCATCCCACCAGAGCCTCAGATAATCTGCGACTACTCGCTCGGTGCGAAAGCCGCGGTGTTTTCTACTTTGAGACACTTGACTCCAATGTAACTGCATGACAGTCGGGACATGACCAAGTAAATCCAGCGGTTAGTGATCCGCCGGTAATCACGATCTCTGATACATCAAACTCTCGGTTACATAAACAGCATCGAGTTGTAATCCCAGATGCCTTAATCTTTTCCCTTATAGATTTATAGTGTTCGATAACATCAACATCAGGAAATGACTCCCATTCGCCATCTTGGTTCATAAACTGTAAGCCGCTCATTGTCCTTCACGCACCTTCCAAGTGCCGTCTGGCGCTAGGTTGTACCAAAGTACATCTTTACAAGCGAAGCAGCTAAAGTTAGCCCAGGGTTTATTATTCTTAGCGCTTACGCCTGTTTTCCAACTCATCGGCTTATGGTCATGGCAGTTGCGACATAGTGGAATGTCTTTGTCGATCTTAACTGCACCTAAGACATCTTGAACTAACGCAATAGCATCGGCGCTCGATGGCGCTGGCTGTACTGCCTTAACAGTCCACGGATCATCCTCGACTGGCATTGTGATCTTGTCTGCTAACTTCTCTGCAAACGGTTTAGGCTCGTTAGCCTTTACTTTAGACATTTCCTCGCGGCTAGGGCGTTTGCCTTTCGTGACATAACCTGCGTTAGCCAATGCCCTGCCGATCGCACTTGTCTCGCAGTTCTCAAGCGCCGAAGTAGAATTAACTCCTCGCGTTGATACGGTTTCCTCTGCAAAGCCAGTTGTCCAAGCCTGTGCATCCACTTCAGTTCGATAGATAGAAGCCTTAACAATAAAGCGCTGGAGCGTATGCTCAATGACCTCAGTAGCAATTCGACCATCTGGGTGTTCCTTCCAGAACTTGACTAGGCGTTCCTCGACTGTCTCGTAATCCTCAAGATTAAACATACAGTTCATTCTCCTCTGTGTGCAATTGCCCGGCAATAGCAACATACGCCGCGAGATCAACATAGGTGTCCGTCTTGCCAGTCTCCATGCTTCGCGCTATTTTGACAAGTGCCATGCACATCGCAACTTGATAATCCGTAATTGGCATTTCCAGATAACTCGACCAGAGGGCAGCCGTTCTTGCCATATTGTCGCTTGGGTGACCGTAATCGAGTCCTCGATCTTGGATCGTGGCTCTTGCTTCGTTGAGGTAATCTCTGGCATTCATCGACCCACCTGCTCCAACTGACGAGCGATCTTACGAGCTGCGATGCGCCCCTTAATCTTGCCATGTTCATATCCTCGACCGTAACCAATGCCAAAGCCGATTAACATTCCTAGCGCTAACGATAAAGTAATTGCTGTGTCTGCGTTCATTTACTGCCCTTCTAGTGCGCCCTTCGCACCTTCTTGGCATAAGTGTTGCATAAAAGTCTGACTAATTAGCGGTGTGTTGGTAACGAAACGGTAACAATTCCATTTCGTCCATCGCATCATCGATCGTGCGCTTTATATCGTTATCTAGATCGTCCATAGCGCCGCCCGGCAACCACGAAGGTGCCGTCCTTTTCTAGGTTGACCAGGGTTACTTGGCTATCCTCAACAATGATGAAAGCCTGCTGCCAGTTCATCGTTCCCTTTGTATAGCCAGCCTTGCGTACATCCATTAGATGCCCACCTTCGACCCCACGCAGGATACGCCCTATTTTGCCCCCAGAAGCCTCTGTAAAGGCAGATGAGCCAGCCCTATGAGTATGTCCACATACCACGCTTAAACCGTGCCTACGAGCCGCTGAGAGGGCTGTAAGACCTGCATTAGGGTTGATGCCTTGTTCGTCTCCATGAACCGCTACCCAGCCCTTAGCGAAGGCGTAGGGCTTCTTGTGATAAGTGATGCCTAACTCGTCTAAACGCATAAAGCGCTCAAAGCGTAACTCTGGCAAAGCCAAGAACGCTGGGATCTTTTTCATGATCACATTGTAAAGTCGATCGGTATGGTTACTGCGGATCATGTGGGCTTCTTTGGCATGTTCGACCAAAGACCACAGAACCTCGACCGCCTGATCGCGGTCAGCAGCTAAAGTCTGCTCGTACCAGCCCGGCGTACCGTCTGACCATCGGCTGATCTGTGGGAGATCGATTTCGTCTCCCAGAGTAACCACGCTATCTGGGCGGTATTCCTTAATAAAACTTGCAACATTGCGGACAGCAACTTCGTCATGATATGGAACCTGTAAGTCTGGAACGATTACAGTTCTTTTCATTCTTAATCCTCATCGTCATCGTCATAGGGGATGCGGTCGGGTAATTCTGGCAACCAGTTAGGAGTTGGCAAGATAGTTGCCGGATAAGTCAATGGCTCAAGAAGTAACGCCAAAGCGATTTCATCGGTGAAACCAGCCTTCTTTAGGCTTTTCCAATACTCATTTAAACCGATGCAGTAACTTTCCAGCATCGAGTATGAGTCAAGGTCGATAGCCTTCTTGCGAGCCATGATTTAATTATCGCTCTAGAAGTATGTTGTAGATCTCATCGACACGCGCATTGAGTCGCTTAATCTCCGACAGCAAGTGCGTGATCACATAGCCTGCTAATCCACCCACTATCGCAAGCGTAGCAATATAAAGATTTAAGTAATCCGCTGGTGTCATCGTCTAGGTGTCGCATATCCAAAGACTCCAGCTAGTACAGCCCAGAGAATTGAGCGGTAATCTGCTGCGAAGTTAGATGCAGCCCAAGCAGATAAGAACGCTCCAGCAGTTAGGACATAAGGATTTTTCATATTCATTGGCTTCCCCCTAGAAGTGGTATTTGAAAGAACGAACCATCCTCATCGCCTTTTGTGCTAAACGAGACATGGAGATGATGGCGATGCTTGTTAATCCCAGTATAAGTTCTCCAGCGCCAAGCGCTTTTGGCGCTTGCAATTTTGCCGTCAAAGATGAGATATGAGATGCGCTTATCAGACTTTGCCAACTGACGAAGTTGATCTGCCAGATCGGGCATGATGTCGGGCTTGGGTTTGCCGGATAGATCGCGGTCAACATCGATGGCACGAACCCAGCCCTGCTCATCTGGAGAATGGTCAGACTTGCGAGCTGCGTGGCGACTATCGCCGATCCAGCCGTCTGAGGTACGATCACGATCGCCGAAGCAGTCATCGAATTGCTCACGAAGTTGAACCCCAGCCTTGCATAATTTTGGTTTCATGCAAGTAATAGAGCGGCTTCCTCAGCAGTAATACCCAACTTCTCTAAAAGCGCAGCCTTAGCATCAGCCTTGGCTTTGATGTCAGCTTCTATTGCTGCTGCTTCAGCCTTGCGCGCTTCTATTGCTGCTGCTTCCTCAGGAGTTGCATCTCTTACTTCATCGTCAATTTGTACTTTGTAAGTCATTTTATCTCCTTATGAGTTCTGGTAACCATAAACGCGAATTGTTCCGCCGGTCATTGTTCCGGCGTTTGCTGTTAAAGTAAATGCTGTATATGAAGTTGTGTTGTTAAGAAATCCTCTGTAATTTGCAACAAATCCAGTCGTAACCCCTTGAATAAGAGAACTGTCGAAAGTTGTAACCTTTGCTAAGTTTGGATTTTGTAAAATAATATGACCAGAATGAACCGTTGATGAGTAATAACTTCCTGACCAACCGCTGCCGTTGTTTGTGTTGAAACCATTTACTGTCGCTGAGGTAGCTGTAAAATATACGCCCGACAAATAATAACCTGTAGTGGTTGAGCCTAAAGTCATTACCGTATTGCTATCAGCCGAACCAGTACCGTCGTTAATTGTTATCAAATAATTATCATAAGTCGAACTAAACGCACCTGTTACTGTAACTGAAGATACGGCTGAACCTATCGTTTGAGATTTAATAAAAGTTAAACCGCTTGCACTTGAAGTTGTAGCCCATTTTAAGCCTGTTGCGGTGGTTGAGTCAGCCGTAAGGACTTGACCATTTGTGCCTACCGCCAAACGCGCCGGGGTAGAAGCTGCTGTAGCGCCAATGAGATCGCCTTTAGCGGTCACTATTGAGTTCTGAATGGCGTTCGGATCATCCAAAGACACCCATGCTGCGCCAGTATAGATTTCAACGACTTTGGTGCTTTTAAGGTAGGAAACCATACCCTCGGCTAATACGCTTGCCAAAGCGGTTGTTCGAGCAGCAGCATCAGCAAAGACCATAACAGTCTGTTCTTGCAAGAAATTATTTACTTGCGCGGCTGTTAAAACATCGCCTGTTGCGAATAGTTTGTATCCTGATCCTGCCATTTATATTCTCCTAGTACGCCAATACGGATGTGCCAATTATACCCTGAACCGCGCTGTTGAGCGTGAAGCCGTCTGTGATCGGCTCCAGAGTAGTAATAGCGACCTGCATTTGATTTGGCGTGATATCCCATGCAAAGCCTTGTGCTTGTAAGGTTTTAACGATGGTGGATCCATCGGGTTGAATGTTGGTAATTTTAAGCGGTTGGAAATAATCGATCCCAAGAATTGTGCCGGTTGGTACTGCTGTGTCTTGCAAGTCAACAAGCATGGAGTCAATTCGGATCGTGGTTTCTTGTCTAGTAGCCACATAAATCTTGGCTATGTTAAGAGTATCTGCATCAGTTTGAGCCACTAAGTTATCTTGGTTTAACTGATGAGGGAAGTATTTAGCAATGGAGTCAGCATTTTCAGCCACTTGCTGAGTACCACCTACTCGAGTCATACCAGCGGAGTTGATAATCAACTTATCATCGAAGGCAAAAACCAGGTTCTTGTATGGGATGCCACCAGTTTGATTAAACTCGATCGGAGTGGCACTAGCTGAAGCGATCGTATTGGTGCGGTTTTTAAATACTGCTGTACCAGATGAGTTGATATAGAACGCGCCTTGCTCTGAAAACGCTGCGTTTAATAGGGCATCAAGGGAAGTTCTGGCAGTTGATGGATCGACCACGCAGGTTGTATTGCCTGTATCTAAAGTGCGCATGACTGCTGGCCATTGAACCTGATCTAGGATCTTGCCAATGCGTGTGCCTGTGTCTTGACCTGCGGTAGCCCCTGCAACGGTTGTAACAGTAGCCTGTTGCATGAGCCTGAAAGCATCTGAGCAGATAATATCTACATACCCAATTTCCTGCCCTTGCGGATAGGTGTATTTATATTCGGTTGTATAGCCTGAAAATAGAAAATAGGAAGTTCCGGCATAAGTGGCAGCAATACGCAATTTGCGCAGCGGAGTCAGATAAGGGTAATAAATTGAGTTCACATTTTGAGGGTTCCAAGAACCGTCAGGATCGATCACACGAACTGTTGCCGTTCCTGCCTCATATTGGTCACGCATGATATTGCGACCGCGCCTGATGCTAATTTGGCGAACATCTGGAGTCAGATCAACAACCTTGTTAACGGTATCTGAACCCAGAGTGGCTGTGCCTAATATGCCGTATTTAGCATCCCCAAGAGTCAGAGGAAAACCAAAAACCGCTCCAGAGGAAAAGTCAAAGGAAACGGTTATTTGAGCAGGAATACTCATGAACTAAACGAACCTTTTAACCTGCCAATGGCAGAAGGTGATCCTGAAAGTGATCGGTTAAGAAGTCCGTTAGATACTGCCTCGACTAGATCGGCTTCTGATACAACATTGCCAGCAACATAGACATTTATATCGCCGCCAGCGCCGACACCGACTGATGGAGTAGAAGCAGCGATCATTGACTGAACCGCTGGGCTATAAACGCCTGAAGTGTTACCGCCAGCAATAGAGACTGGAGCGGCTGGAGTTATATTAGCAATACGGCGAGCCTGTTCCTCGATGGCATCCAGATAAGACTTCCATGCTGTGAATGGGTTTTTAGCATCTGGTAGCGATGCAAGGTAAGCGGCTAACTGCTGTGATAGTCCTTGAGACTTGGCAAGTTCTCCAGCTAGTTTAGATGCCTCGGAAGTATTGCCGGTGAGGATCGCTAGTTGTAGTTCTAGACGCTTGCGCTCCTCGGCTGATATATCGCCTTTAAGTGCTGCGATGATCTGAGTCTGCTGTATGTCGAATAAAGTGCCAGCCTTCTGTAACGCTGTCTGTTCTTTGATCGCTTTAGTCTGCTCTTTGGTGTTCTTGGTCTGTTGAGCGCTTGCCTTAGCCATAGCCTTAGCCGCGGCTGCCTTCTTAAGTTCTGTAGCGATCGAAGGAATGATCCCAGAACGATCTGCGGGCTTGCGTTGCAGGATTAAGTCTGTCGCTGATCCAAACTTGCCTTGAGCAAATAAAGCAAGTGCGCCTGTGCTTTGCCCCATGGCTTTTAGTAACATCGCTACGCCTGTTGCTGCTGCATCTATAACTTTAGTTAAGTTATCAAAGCCAGCAGCACCGCCACCGCCTGTGCCAGCCAAGCCTTCAAAGATACCTTCGCCAATAGTTTCTTTAGCGTTGTTAATCGCTACGGTTAACTTATTCATTTTACCGATGTAAGTATCCGCAGCCATAGAAGCCTGACCCTCAAACAGGACTGCCAAGCGTGTCTGGATTTCCTCGAATGAGGCTGTTGTAAGTTCAGCCTTAGACAGACCAACACCCAAGCGACCAAGCGCCTGAGTCTGCCCTAGGTATGCCTTCTGCAAACTTTGTGAGACTTGGGTGAGTGTCTTACCCGTGCCAGCGCTCACATCAAGTGCAAGTTTGAGCAACTTTTGAGATTTAGTTATATCGCCAGTAGCGCGAAGCAAGCGATCCATTGCTGGGCGAAGTTCGTCATCGAGTACGCCAGTCTGCTTTTCTAGGCTAGAGATATAGCCGTTAACGATCTGCGCATTATTGCCAAAGCCAAGCCCTAAGTTATTGAGAGTCTGACTTAAAACCTTGGCTGCCTTATCGTCCTCAGCAAAGGCGCGGGCAGCTTGTCCTGCGCCACGCGCTAACTTTTGTATTCCGTATAAACCTAAATAAGATTTAGCAAGCCCATTGACCTGCTTTGTAAGGCGAGCAGTTGCGGTGTCGGCTTGTTTGAAGGCTTTAGCGCCTACGAACTCCGAAGCAATATCAACTCTTAACGCTTCATTATTTACCATTAAGCACCAGTCCTAGCGTTGAACTTATTGGCTGAGTTGAATATCGCCTTTAACACATAACCTTTTGCTTTACCTTGATCCTCAGCCCAAGCCCTAAACATGGCTCGACCTTGCATCTTTTGTCCTGCGCCCACAAGTTGACCGTTAAGTCTTGGAGTGAAGCGACCGATATTGCCTGACTTGCGCCCGGCGGTTTCATAGATCGCACCAGCAGCAGTCTTGTTAATTATAGATACCAAGGCTCTAAAGCCTGAACGATTTACTCGACTTGGAGTTGTCTTGTATCCGATGCCACGCTTTGCAAGGGTTGAGTTAAAGGCTACGCGTTCCCACTTACCCTTTTGATTTCCAACCAACCAGCCGCTAGGCACTTGATCATCAGTTGGAATATATCCGCGAGCATTACGAACCACAGGTTTTAAGAACTTGCCTAATTCCTTTTGTGTTTCTTTTGCTAGATCAGGTGCAAACTTCTTTAGCGCTTTGCGAAGTTCAATGCCGCCTTTTACGCTTGTTGGCATCGCTTTGCTCCTTCGCTCTGTCTTTCAGGGCTTGTAATAAAGTCCTGAACATCGTGTGATCTAGTTCAATTAAAGTCTGTGGCGAGAGTCCAGTCTCGAGCGATAGTCTCGCAACGAGATAGGTGAAGGACTCCCGCGTTACTCCAAAGGGTCATCGTCTAGAACCTCGACTCGCGTCAATGTTTCTAGAAAAGACTCTCCGAAGGGTTTAACGGTTTCACCCGACCTACGAATTGCTTCCCAGCAAAGCCAATAGACATCGCTCTGCTTTTCGTCATCCCTAAAGGCTTTATGGAAGCCCTTCTTTGCATATTGCTCGAAGGCGTACTCGATCGCCGGAGTGATCTGGTACTCGTTAACGCTTCCGTCTGCCCTTGTTACCTTTAGTTTTGCCATGCTTTTGCCCCTTAGTTAGTTATTAGAATGTGCCAGTTGGTGATACAGCTACTGTGCCGTTTACTGTCCAAGTTACTGACTGAGTTCCTAAATCACCAGTTGCGCCGTTGATATCGGTGGTGTTGTTGACTAGGCAAGTCATTGTGTAGAGAGGGTTAGTCGCTGAGACTGCTGTTCCTTTTGTCTGGAGAAGTACAACTGTGACAGAAGTACCCCAAGCAGCTTGCAAAGTTGCTAGAACATTTGCTGCGGCTGTGTCATTGAGGAAGTCGATAGTAACTGATGATGCTTCTAGACCCTTGACGAACTTGTGTCCTGAGTCTCCCATTGCTGTTACTTCGAGTTCATCGAAAGTGCGGTTAAGCGTAACTGATGTTACATGGTCGCTAAGATCAACTGAGTTAACCTTAACGCCTACATTGTTATTCAAGAATACTGCCATTTAGGTTATTCCTCGTCTTTCTTAGTAGATGGTTTTGGTGCTGCTGGTGCAACCTGCCCGATCTTAATCAGGAAGGCTTCTTGCTCTTTTTCCCATTCGGACATGGTTTAACTCCAACTCGTTAGGACTGACACCTGCATTGAGCAGGTGAGTAGATCGCCCGATGCAGCATTGAGAACGCTAGGTGCGCTCACATCTCCCACATTATAGACGATCGAGGATGCTGCCAGTTTGTTAAACACAGCGACCAGCATTTCCTCAATTCCATTTAGGTTTCCTTCGTTATCCAATAAAGGCACAAAGATATTTATATTAAAATTAGCCAGCGGTGAGATCGTGTTGTAACCATTATTGTTCGGCGTGACATAAGGATCCGCCGGGCTGATTACAACGCTGTTAACGATGGGTGTGGCTGGTGGAAAGGCAAAGACCGAATACTTGGTGTTATCGGTAAGGGCTGTCGCAATAGTTGTGCGAAGGGTTGAGATCGCGGCGGTCATGGTTAGCCAACCATCGAACGCGGATCTAGGTAAGGTGCAAGTAAGCCACGAACGCGAGCAAGTAAAGTGTTACCCATGCGATAAGGGCTTGGTGCGTAGCCATCGACTGTGACTCCGCCGCTTGAAGGCGCTTGGCGGCTCTGCCAGATATCGATCGATACCATCAACGCAGCTTCTTGGATCGCTGGCACAGTTGCAGGATCTAGGTAAGTCTCGGATGTAAGCAAACCATAAGGGTTGATCGGATGGCGCGGAGTCACTGCGTTATTGTTGCCAGTAATTGCATAAGTAATTGAATGAGTTGTGCGACCAGTAATTGTCTTAGATCCATTGTGCTTAGATCCTGCGCCAGTTATGACTACGGTCTCGCCAACATACAGAACATCTGTAATTGGATCTTGAAAGTATGAAG